CCTGACGCTAGAGACATCGGTGTCCAGATGTATGCCAACGACTCTGGATACGCATACTTCACTATTCCCGTCGATCACCCGGCAGCTCCACTTATCCAGCCACTGAAGCAGCACTACTCTGTGCAGCGCTGGGACGGAAGTGCGTACGTAGACATCCAGTCCGGTATCATTACCGACTATGACGCAGGGGTAAGCGAGATCGTCGTCAATGGGGTCGACTACATGACGGCGCTAAACAAATACTACACTCAGATCCATGGCCCTAAGATTGGGGACAAGGCTATCCCAAGCTCTGACACTAGGTCTATCAGTGCAGGCGGAAACGGATCTACTCCAAAATCAGTTATCGCTCAGGCGGCTTCCAAAGATTTGGCTAAAAAAAGCGAGGGGTATTGGGTACCAGTTGTTGATTCTGTATATCCGAATGTAGGAAAGATAGAGATCTATGACGGAGTACCTGACAATGTACAGCCTGGAACTGCAGGAAATACATGGGGGAACAAAGACAAGTTAAAGGTTACGTACCAAGAAGACGTAAACGGAAAGAAAACCGGTGCTGTAATCATTGAGGGGTGCCAGTACATATGGCGTGACGTATCATCAGCATACTTCCAAGATGGTGAAACAGGAAAGACTATTGAAGGCAACTTCTCCATTGGGACGAGCGCCTCAAACAAAGGATGGATTGGTCTAGTTTTGTACGCACAGCCTGGGGGTGCGCTGCTTGACTTCTCAACTGATCATTACTTTGCGCCAAGTGAAGTAGAGATTGGTGGCTACTATTCAGCACTTGGAGGAATTGACGCACCGATGCCATTTACTATTACTCTAAGGCCGTCTAACCACTACAACTCAGCAGACGAGGACCACACAGGGAGAGAGCGTGTATACTCAATCCTAACAGAAGGGGTTAGCTATGAGTTTTACGCAATCCCATACTATATTGGAAACCTAAGCCCGGTTAGCGGTTCTGACTATAACCAGGGAATATGGGGCACTGCAACATCCGGGCTAGACACTACCTTCACAGCAGGTCTACAGACGGACACCGTGCCAGGGGCTATATCTGCCTTGCTTGCAACACCTGCAGACCCACAGTACGTGCTAGACAGAACAAACGACTACCCTGTTTCTTCTGAGGCTGTTGCGTCCACAAGTATGGCGTCTTCCGTAAAGACTGTTATCATGTCTAACCCACTACCAGAGAACTATATTGTTGGGGATACGGTTACCGGAGCATCTAGTACCCTTGTCTCTGGAGCAAGCACTGACACAAGCGGTGCCATTACCAGTATCTCTAGCGACAGAAAAACTATTGTTACAGCTGCCGGCACTGCATCTTCCGGTTCTAGTACAGGCGGTACTCTAAATAAAACTAATACTGCTCTTGTTCCCCTTGTTAAATTTACAACCCTTAACCAACTAAATACTGCATCAAGTTCAGTAAAACATCCATATACAACAGCAGGTCAAGGACCAGTGGACTTTTTACGTGACCTTGCTGACATCGAGATGGGATCTAGGATGGACGGTACGAAGGTGGTGTTTAACTACTATGGTGTACCGGGTGCTTCGGCAACTGGTGCTAGCCTGATTGTAAACCATGCTGTCTCGGCAAACCCACAGGACGTACTAGTATACCCAGGAAGCATCAAGGGTTTTAACGTCACGTCCAGGCTTAGCAGCAAGGTGAACTCAGTACGAGTCGTGCCTACAACCGACTTCCTTATCGGAGCTAGTACTGAGGCAGCCTCAGGGGCTAAGAGCCAAGGAGTCGTTAAGGTTTCTCAATATAATGTTAGCGATCCATCCTTGCCAATTGTTCAATCTCAGTCAGGCTTCCTATCCTCGCAGTCTGCAGGCAACTTTGCGCAAGGTCTAGTAAATGACTTTGGACAAGACGATGACGTTAGGTCTATCTCAGTTCAGCTTAGGACTGATCTATATGGACCCATTGGCGCAGCTGGTACCCCTAAGCTAGGGGAAACTGTTCGCGTTGTTATTCGACGAAAGTCGGCTGGGATTGGTGTTGACGAGGTGTCCGGCCTGTATAACGTTGGCGGTATGGAGTGGCACGCTCGCATCGATGGGCACGAGGACCTGATGCTAGACCTGGCTAAGCCAAGCAAGTTCAAGGGCCCAGCCGTTTCGTGGGGCGCAACCCCTGGTACACCAAAGCCGGACCAGACTAAGCCAACTAGGAATCCGGCACCCCCACCACCCCCCGGTAATGAACCTGGCAAGAAAGATATTCCACCCGATCCAATGGCTCTCCCAAACCTAAACATTCAGCCAGGCAGGGGCGGAGCCTACATCCATGCACTCCACATGGCAAATAAGCCTGCTCCAAGACCAAGGCCGGGGACTACTCCTAAGGTAGGGCTCAAGCCTTGGGACCCTAGGGCCCCTAGAGCACGATAAATATGACCAGGGGACAGTTCGAGATCCTTCTTCAGAGGCTAGATGCCATTGACGAGAGGCTGCGCGATGTTGAGATCTTCCAAGCTGAGAACAAGGCTGTGCGGAAGGCTAGACATGCAGGCGATATTGACGTAAAGTGGCGACTGGGAATCATTGCGTCCCTTGTCGGGTCGCTGGTTACCCTGGTAACGAAGGCGGTCGAGCTGCTTTCGAATGGAGGTAAGTAATGGCAAAGGCCAACCTAGTAGAGCGCGTAGGCGCACTAAAGGAGCAGGGACTTTCCTTCACCAAGATTGGTGAGATGCTCAACATGAGCAAGGATCAGGTCCAGAAGTTCCATAAGCGCTACGCTGAGGGGGCTCCGGAGGATCACCTCCCTGCCCAGAAGGTGAAGTTCAAGAGCCCACCGTTCGTGGGAATTGACATCGCGTACTTCGATATCGAGACGACGTTCAGCAACTGGCGCCGCATGTTGTGCGGTTCGATTGCGGACAGCCTTGGTAACGTGCTTACGCTTAGCCACGACACGCACCCAGGTAAGAACTGGCAGGACGACAGCGTCCTCGTCAAAGCATACTGCGAGGAGCTGGACAAGTACGACGTCATCGTCGGATGGAACTCCAAGCTGTTCGACGTGCCGGTGCTGAACTCGCGGCTGTTGTACCACGGCTTCAAGCCGTACAACCCGCGCATGCACCTGGACCTTATGTATAAGGCGACCGGGTCGAGCATCGCCATCGGGCGCAAGTCACTGGACAACGTGTCCAAGTACTTCGGTGTAGAGAACAAGAAGACCCCGCTCGATCCACGCACGTGGGACAATGCGGATCACGGCGACCGTGCGGCATACGAGAAGATTATCGAGCACTGCGAGGCTGACGTCCTCGTGCTGCGTGATGTGTATGCCAAGCTTAAGCCGATGGTGCACATCCTTCACCGATAATGACAGAGCAGGAGTTGGACCTAGAGTTTGCTAAGACGGTGGCTGTCGACTTCGACGACACCATCGCTATCCACGTCTTCGGCACCGTTGTTCCTGCCAGCGGTGTCGTAGACGCTCTCACCATGCTGCAAGAGGAGGGGTATAAAATCCTCATCCACTCTGCTCGTGCGTGGGAGGAGTGGCCTGACAGAGAGGAGAGACTTCTTGAAATGGAGGAGCTCCTTGCTCAATGGGGCGTTCCGTACGATGAAATTTACGTTGGCGAAGGAAAGCCTGGGGCTATGGCCTATGTTGACGATAGAGGAGTTCACTTTGACAACAACTGGTTTGAGATCGCAAGCATGATTATAGAGAGGGGCAAATGAAACTACAAGTAAAGAGTCAGCTACCACACATCGAAAAGGGAATGATCCTGGACGATTGCGGCCCATCAAGCGCAGCCGCTGCGGCTTCATGGGTGCACGGATACAATAAGAATTTTACAGCACTCGACGGAATCAATGCAGCAGCAGCCGCAGGCAGAGTGGATAAGGATGGCCGCGCTGACGGCACAAACTTCTCCGACTTGTCTAAGGCCTTGAAAAGAATGGGTTGCAATTCCGGGCACCCCGTTGACTGGGGCAACGTTATTCTGGCAGGCAAGAGAGGGAAAGCGATCATCGTCAACGTTCAGGCGCCCGTAGGGTATCCTGCTCACGCACTAGAAGTCAATGCGTTTGCCAAGAAGCTGAAGAAGTCCGGCATGTCTTGGGGCCACATGGTATGCGTAGCTTTCCACCCAGAGGTTGGGTGGCAGCTAGCCGACCCGACCATGAAGGGCAGGGGCAAGGAGAAGTTCGGGGTGGTCATTTCAGAGTCTGAGTTCCGTGCCATCGCATCATCCAAGGGGGACGCACCGTTCAAGCGGTGCCTGATTGTGCGCAAGGCTTGACGAGCTAGAGCGCATGCTCTAAGATCCACAGTAGACGGACCTACTGTGGGTCTTTTTGTTTGGAGGGCGTATGAATACGGTAGCTCAAGCATTCGATCTGGGACTACAGAACACACGGACAGAGCGTCCGGCTAGCACGCCATTCCGTGGCAGCACACTGGGCGGCTGCCTACGTGCGCAGTACTATGCGTACAACAACGTCGAGCCTAGCAATCCATTCGAGCCTCGTCTCTACCGCATCTTTGAACAGGGGCACGTCATCGCTGACGTCCTGTACAAGAAGCTGGAAGCGTCGGGGCTTTTCGATTCCATCCAGTTCGAGGTGCCTGTGGTGTGGGAGGAGATGGGATTCTCCGGCAACATCGACATCCTCGTGACGTGGAAGGGCGACGACAACGAAGAGGTCATCGAGCTAAAGTCGATGAACTCGCGTGGGTTCTCGTACCTGAAGGGACCGAAGCCGGAGCATGCAATCCAGGCGGCGTCGTATGCGATGACGCGTGAGCACTTGACTGGTGCTCAGGTAAACGCTAGGGTTGTGTACGTCAGCAAGGATGACTTCCGCATTGCGGAGTACACCGTTGGTGACGAGTGGCAAGAGAAGGCGTTGCGTGTCCTTAAGGCAGGCAACAAGTTCCTCAGTCAGGGGCGTATCCCCTGGCGTCTTCCCCTCGCTGAGGGAGAAGATCCTAAGAAGAAGTGGCCATGCGCAGGATGCCAGTGGCTCACAAAGTGCAGGGGGTAATCATGGCAGAAGCCAAGACATCACTCGCTAGCAAGATTGCCAAGGTCATGCAGGCCGTTGGCTACGTGGAGAAGGGCGGCACGAACTCTGCCCAGGGGTACAAGTTCGTACAGGCTAGCGCTGTTGCGGACAAGGTACGAGCTGAGCTCACCAAGCTCAACGTGTCGATGACCCCGACGAACATCGACGTGATCAGCGAAGGGCTGACGCCTAGCGGTAAGCAGGCACTCATCACCCTCCGGTTCACGTGGACGCTGACCGATGGCGACACAGGCGAGACGATCACCTGGCAATCCGTTGGCACCGGCGCAGACTCAGGCGACAAAGCTGTGTATAAAGCAGCGACAGGCGCACTGAAGTATGCTCTACTTACAGGGTTCCTTATCCCGACCGGCGACGACCCAGAGGCCGACGCCAAGACGGACGATGAGACCTGGGAGAAGGCTAAGGAGATCGTAAAGGGATCGGTCAAGACACCGGCACCGAAGAAGACCGGTGATAGCTTTAATGGATTGGAGTTCTAATGGCACGACTAGACATTTGGCTGAGCGACAAGAAGACACCGACCGACAAGGTGTCAAAGAATGGTAACAAGTACCTCGAGGTGTACGGTACGATGCAGACGGCAGCGTATGAGGAGTGGGCAGACAGCGACCGCAGCAGTGCGGCACCTGATCGATACGCTTACATCACGCTCCGGTTCTTCGATGACTCTGCGCACGAGCACGTAGGCAAGGTGTACGAGTGGGCTCTCTCGCAAGAGAAAGATCCACGACCTAACGTCCACGTTGTCGGCAAGTTGAATGAGGACCGGGAGTACAACGGCAAGATGTATTACACGATGCTCGTGTCTGACATCTCACCGCTGCGCTACGGTGCGCTGCGCGGTAAGAAGAATGGGTAGGCGAGACCTCAACATGTCCTTCATCGAGGACATCGAGGCATGGAAAGCTGACGGTTTCGACAACGCTATCATCGGTGTCGGGCAGCAGTTCACTGAAGGCGGTCAGGTGTACATCTACATCTACAGCAAGAAGGCCATCCTCGATATCATCGCTGATGACATTGTCAAAGAGATCAACAACAGGGTCAACACCTCCGACGAGGAGAGGGCAGAGCTAGCTAAGGATGCATGGGACCAGGCGTTGGAGTACTTCGACTACAACATCGCCGGTGCCTACATCGGGCGTGGCATGCCAGTGTTCTTGGAGGACATCGGTGAGTGACGCAGCGCGAAGAGGTCGGCTCAACCGCTCGAGGGGTAACGCCTTCGAGCGGGAGGTAGCTCATAAGTTTGGGGGGAAAAGGGTAGGTCAGTACGGTGGTCCTGAGGATGTAGCTTCGGGGCAGTTCAACATCCAGGCCAAGTGCGGCCAGATGTTCAGCGAGAAGTACTGGAGGTGGCTCCAGGCTGTACCTCGCAAGGCAGGCCAGGTACCACTGCTAGTGGTTGGAGATGCGCCTGGCTCCGGCAGCAAGCGCCGTGTGTTTGTGGTAATCGAGGAGCATGACTTCCTCGATCTAGTTGGAGGGCAAGATGCAAAGGCCGAAGAAGAAGCTGACAACGTTTGAGCTCGCGGTTGCGTGGGCTAAGACGTTCGAGCTAATCCACACGCGTCTTAAGGAGCTAGAAGTTCCGGACGCACACCAGATAGCGGCACGCGCAGCGGATGCGCTAGCCAAGGAGGGCGCCAATGGCGACAACACCTGATGAAAGAGAAGAACGACAAGGCAAAGTACAGGGATTCATCAACGCAACGAGAGTGGCTGCTAACAAAGACAACCTCTGGTCTAGGATCGTTGTATCGGTTGCCGTCTTCGCAGCAATCGGAGCTGACCGACCGGGCACGAGTGTCGCAGTGGCAGCGCTCCTCTTCGTCTACCTTGGGAGAAAGTAAGGTGAAGGTACCACGTACGTTCCACGATTACTTTAGGTCGGTGTTCGCTGAGGCCAACGAGATCATGGTGTCACGCCAGGGTTCGTATGGTCCGGCCAACGTCGAGAGCCTTGGGCCACACGGTGTGTTCTCACGCATGGCTATGGACAAGGTGAACCGTATCGCTCGTGCCATGAATGGGAAGATCGTTGACGGCAGGGTAGAGATGAATGACAACTGGTACACACCGGAAGTCCACGATGCCCTCATCGATACGATCAACTACGCTGCCATTCTCATTGCCCTTGGGCAGGAGAAGTGGTCAGAGGTGTCACGAGGAGAAGACGAGGACCTATGATGCCAGAGGTAGAGACTATGCCGATCGTCGTCGGTGGCAAGAAGGTTGCCAGCTTGGTGATGATCTATGGTCCTTCCGGGTGGAAGGCACAGATAGTACAGAACACCAAGCCAGCAACGTCAGAAATGGTAGCTGAGGGCAAGGATCTACTTGGCCCTGAGTCAGCTAGGCAGATGGCGTTGATCATAGCCGGTAAGTGGCGTGACCAAGAAGCCGGACGAAGACGTCCTTAGTATATTCAAGGCAGACGCCAAGAGGCTTGGCTTGGGTCTGCGTGAATACTGTAGGCAGTTCGGCATCGAGTATGAATCCCTGGGTGGCAGGGATAAGGTTGATCCCTTGACAAAGCATACACACATCAACTACCGTACTTGCGAAGTGTGCAGAATGAATGCACAGCTGAACGGAAGAAGTACGGAGGAGACTGATGATTGATCTAGTATTATCCCTAGCTCTCATGCTAGGTGGAGGCGACGCCACGTGGTACGGTGAAGATGGAAGATGTTACGACGGACATTGGAAGACCTGCTCCCCCTACCTGTCTAAAAAGGACGGCGGTCGTGGCGGCGAGTTGGTTATGTACGCTGCGGTTGGTAGCTGGAAGTGGGGCGACAAGCCGTACCGGGTAAACGTATGCAGGCCAGCTAACGGCAGATGCGTGACAGTATGGGTCAGGGATTTCTGCCGTGCATGCAAGAATAAGTTTGGTGTGATAGACTTGTCACCGGCGGCGTTCAGGAAGCTCGCCCCTCTATATAGGGGAAGGATCAAAGTAGTGGTATCTGAGTATAGAAAGGAGTACGTGCGTGGCAGGTAAAGACAGGAGCAAGTACTTCCGCAGCCGGACGAAGATCGGCAAGCTGGAAGCCGTAGGCATGGAGCTTATGTATGAGCAGGGTCACAAGGACTATGTTATAATCAGGGACGACAGGCTAGCTACATCGTTTGGTTGCAACACATGCGAGACATGGGGTTGCGTGGAGCTGGAGGAAAAGGACAAGCCTGTGCATGGAACGGTGTTCGAGTACCGGTGTGGTACGGCACCCAAGCTGGAGGTAACGCAGGATGGAGTCGACATACTCGAAGCCCTCTATCGATACTGACGATGGAGATATCACAGGCGAGTGCCCTGTGTGCGGGAAGTACCGCAAGCGTATCGAACGTGGTAGGATGAAGCCATGCTACATGTGGCAGAGAGAGAGGGAGAAAGATGACGACGACAACACCGAACAATCAGCAGGCTGAGCGATCACTGCTTGGCTCAATCCTCATCGATCAGGATGTGCTGAACGACATCGAGCTAGACCCGCAGGACTTCTACGACCGGCGCAATGCCATCGTAGCTGAGGCCATTCGCCAGGTGCATGGTGCAAACATGGCGGTCGATACCGTCACGGTTGCAGAGAACATCATGTCACGTGGCAAGGTCGATGACATCGGGGGCTTGTCATACATCAGCGATCTAATGAACGAGACTCCGACATCGGTGAATGCGGAGAGCTACTTCGAGATCGTTGACCGGATGGCCATGCTGCGAAGCTTGGCGAAGGCTGGCACTGAGATCGTCGACATCGCCCGGAAGATGCCTGAGGATGCTGAGGTTGCGCTCGATGATGCAGAGAAGACACTATTCCACATCAGCAACAAGCGTCGCACGTCACGTTGGTCTGATGCACAGGACCTGATGGATGCAACGCAGGGCAGGATCAAGTCGATTGTCATGGATGGCATTCGCCCAGGTGTGGTGAGTGGCATCGCTGGCATCGACGCAGTCACAGGTGGATGGCAGAAGTCTGACCTCGTCATCCTCGCAGCTCGGCCCAGCGTGGGCAAGACAGCTCTAGCTACTAGCATGGCGCTGTCAGCTGCGCAGTCGGGCAAGAAGGTTGCGATCTTCTCCATCGAGATGAGTGCTGAGCAAGTGGGCGCACGCATCCTATCTAGCGCAAGCGGTGTGCCACTCCAGGCCATCCGACATGGTGGGCTGGACATGGTGCAGCTAGTCGAGATCGACCAGGCAGCACAGCGCATCGCACGGCTTGGCATCTACGTCGATGACTCACCGATTGGATCGCCGTCCGTCATCCGCAGCAAGTGCCGGAAGATAGCAGCGTCGCAGGGTATCGACCTTGTGATCGTCGACTACCTCCAGCTCATGACACCGGACAAGGGTCGCAAGGATAGCAACAGGGTTAACGAGGTAGCCGACATTAGCCGGGCACTCAAGGCACTAGCTCGTGAGCTAGACGTACCGGTGATTGCACTGTCGCAGCTAAGCCGTATGTCTGAGTATCGTGAGTCAGGCGAGCCACGCTTGTCCGACCTACGTGACTCCGGTGCCATCGAGCAAGACGCCGACCTGGTGCTCATGCTGTGGCGCAGGGAAGAGCCAGACTTCACACGTCCTGTCGACAGTGTGAGCTGCAAGATTGCCAAGCATCGCAATGGTGCTACCGGTATCTGCGAGCTGGAGTTCATCAAGTCGACAGCTAGCTTCAGGGGGTAGCATGGCAGTAAAGAAGATGGTAGTCCGTTGCGATTGCGAGGTTGCCATGTGCGACCACGCACGAGATGAAGTTGGCAGCTTGCTTCAGGATACATACGACGATGCGTATGACGAGGGGTGGAAGGACGCATTCGAATCCGTAAGGGCTACGCTGGTTGACATGGGCTTTGAGAAGGCATCCCGGATGGAGACACCTCCTCCTCCACCAAGGAAGCCGAAGAGGCGCCAGGCTGGGCAGCCGGATTCGCCAGGTAATAGGCGGGACCTGCCGAACTAGAGCTGCATCCGCCCGGTACTAATCACGCCACGCGTATACAAGAAGAAGTTAGAAATAAAAAAATGCCCTACCAGTGGGGAAGGATTCCACTGATAGGGCATTGTAGTTAGACTTCGCAGTCGTGTCCGTACTCGTACTCTTCTGCATCAGTCTCGTTGCTAAGATCGAACTTCCTACCACACTCAATGCATCGAGTGTCGATACCAAGAATGGTGCTAGCAGTCTTGGCACCGGCTGAGTTCTCTAGACATGCAGACGCTGCATCTCTAACTGCTTGGGCATAGACAATCTTCTCAGCTGTCTCACCTGGGTAGAAGTCATTGAAGTCAAAGTCTTCTACATCCATGATTGATAGTCCGCAGATCTCGGTAAACTTTCTGTCTACATAGTCTACGAACTTCTCATAGGTTAGGCTAATCGTTTCCGACTGCTGTTGCTGTGCTAGCATGCTCTGCCTCCTTCAACTTATTGCGGTGATGCTCGATAGCTGGCATAACCTCTTGCTCGATGAGACTATCGATATCCTTGTAGTTGTAGCCAATGTACCCACCAACTGAGTCGATGACATCGACATTGGTGTGGTTGCACTTGTCGCATGTGCTACGCTTGCTGACCATCCAGCCTACGACATGACCACGAAGTACTGCATCGTACTCCTTGACCATGAGCTTGAGTGTCTCGATTGCCTCAGGCCCCCATGATACCCCTTCCTCTTGCTCAAGCACTGCGAAGCCGCACTGTCCGCTATCGAACGGATCATTGAATGGCTCAGTGCTAACGCTCACATTGCTGTGTGCGAATAGGTACAGTGGCGTGTATGCTACTGCATTCTTGAGCAAGTTTTGTACATGATTCTCTTCATCTGCTGTACTTGCGTTGATAGATACATCTACCGGTATATACTTAGCTGCGCCAGTAGTAGCATAGATCTTGAAGCCACGCTCATAGTACTCTGGTTCGTAATCATCATGGATTACCTTGTATCCGAATCCATCATCGAACTCCTTGGATGTAATCTCTCGCCAGTCTGTCATATGATACCTCCCCATACATCTTTGTAGTCTTCATACACTGACTGTGCAACCTCACGCCAGTCTACTGTCTGAATGTACGAACCAATAGCATCGCTCACTGGGCCGTAGTTAGTCTCATGCCATTCGCCTGGGTCACCACCCTGATACACGAATGTATCTGCGAATGCATCCTGAAGGTATGTCTCTGCGTACTGCAGGAATCCTTCCTTGTCCCATGTACCTTCGTCAATGAACTGTTCGATCTGATCCTGCAATGAGTCTGCGATGCTGTCCATCACACCATCTGTGTTGTTCATCCAGAGCATGGCGTTCCATGTCTCGTAGTTACTCCATCCATTGTACTTACCACACATATTCCCTCCTTGCGAGCGTGTGG